GACAGAGAACGAGAAGCCGGTAACGACTTCTTTCCTAATCATACCGCCTCTTGGTGGTGTGAATCTGGCAGATATAACCATTGTACCTGCGACAAGTGTTTTTAATAAAAACCCATACAAAGCTATAAAGATAACCTAACCATAAGGAAACTATGCTCACATTTGTTTTGCTACTTGCAATCGCATCAACTGCTTTAGAGCTTATGATTGCTGCACGAATTCCTCTTTGGAGACAATGGAGTCATAAAAGTAAATTATTTAATTTGATAAATTCAATGATTCTTTCATACCTAGTTGGCATGGCATTCGGAGCTCAAGGCCTCATTGCAATGACAGCTGGTCTTCTTTCAACCTTTATGACTATTCCAGGTTATACATTTCTCCATTGGAATTATGATACCCCAAAAGCTCAAGCGTTGCCAGAAAAAAGTAGATATCAACACGGTGCTAAGAAATGGAAACAAGTAGGATCTGACACTACCAAAGTTGCTTATGGAACTTTAAAAGTAGTGACTGCTCCTGTTTGGATTCCTAGAAAAATATATAAATCAATCAAAGGATAAAACTATATGAAATCAATGTATTATGCAGGTAAAGCAGCACGTAAAACTGGACGATGGGGACTTATGTTCCCTGTCGTTGTCGTAGCCAGTACTGGTTACGGTATTTGGCGTGCTACTAAAAAGCTTGCTAAAGGAACTGTTGCTACCGGAGTTGTAGCAGGAGTTACTGTAGCACAAAGCGCTACTGAAGTTGTTGGCACTCCATATGAAAATGCTAAGAATTTCATTAAAGAACATTCAACTAATAGCTGAGTAAATACCATGGCCTTACCTAAGCCTAGGTTGATATATAGAATCCATGATGCTATATATAATAAAACTAATAAATCTAAATTTATTACTCGTAAAGATTTAGATTCATTGTACAGTATTTGTCACAAATTATACTATGATTTGTGCTTATCAGAAAATACTGCACACGTAGTACAACCTCAGTTATTTGCAGTAACAGATGCTCACTATAGAATCTGGGACATTAACGGCCCATCTAATATATTTAGTGAAGATGATATTTACATGTATTGTATATATCATCGACGTCTTCAATTTGAAGATAAACTAAAAATGGATATGCCGTCTTGGTGTTCTCCAGTTTCAAAGGGTGATAATCTTCAACCATTTGGAACATGTTTTAAGATAAAAGTAGATGAAATTATTTAAAAAAAAAACACGAAAATCAAAAAACAAGCATAATTATTTATACCGAATTTCCGTAATCCTTGATTACGAAGAGATGGAGAAATTATCTAAGCATTATATTGATGAAGACAATAATTTATTAAGTCTTCGACAATTGCTTAAAATTATGCATTCTGATGAAGATTCCATTTAATCTTCGTCACTCATACAAAGCCATAAAATAATCTAAATTATACGCTATATACAATAGGAGGATATATGTTGGAAGCGTATTCACCAGAAACACGCATGACCGCCTACTCAGGTGGTCCTCTGCGTAGTGTCAGTAATTACCAATATGGTTTCTACGATATTGGTCCAATTCGGGACATCCTGAACAACGATGATATGAACGCTAATGACGTTCAAGTCGCTGCTCTTCCCATCCCGTCAAACAACCGAGAATATGAGATTGTTGAAGCAATTGCAAAACATCCTCGTATTCAATATGCTATCGTGGACAAAGATAAAATTATGTTTGTTCGCGTTGGCAAAAAGACAGGTTGGTTTTCTGCTTTTGCAGAACAGGGTTTCATGCTTCGAGGTGGTTCGAAGACCCCGAAGCGCGGAAAGCAGCTTCATCGTCCTACTTCTTTGAACGCTAAGTTTGGCATTGACGAACTTAACGTAATGGTTGTTGAAGATACTCGGTTTACCGATTATGATTTCACCACACCAAATGAAGAAGTACCATCTTGGATGCAAGACCCTGCAGTTGTCGAGCGTTTGCTTGACGGTGCCTTTGCAGTAAGTACTCGTGTACTTGAAAAAGCAATTGCCAACATTCCATCTTACAATCCTGATCAATCTTCTGATCCGGACGAATACTATTACGATGATCGTTTGAGAAATGAAATGATCAACGATTTTCGTAGTGTTCGTGGCTACAATGCTCGTATCATTGGGCCGTTTGGAATGATTAAAGGTAATTGCTTTATCTGCGATTTGCCTGAAGGAATTGATGTAATCACTTCCAATGCAAATATTAAGAAAGAACTTTCTAACTCTAAGAACTGTTATTTCTTGGCAGAACCGCAATGGCCTAAAGCATATGCTAATACCGACATTCAAACTGTAATTAACAACCCTAAGCTGTTCCGTAAATCTGATATGGAATATTGGCTTCGTGAAGAATACAAGAAAATCTTCCGTGATATTACCGAAGGTAAAATTCTTGCTGACTACAAACGAATTTACAAGCGTTTGTGGCACGAAGGCGATAAGATTGACGATCAAGAACTGCATGCTCGAATGACCTATGTAGGTTATCGATGGGTTGCTATGGGTCTTAAAGTGACTAATTCACCTTGGCTTTTCCAGACTTTGGCTTTGTCTCATGCAAAGCCTCTGCAAAAGCGTATACCTATTCCATGCGCTATTTATGAGCAAGTGATTCCAGAATCTATTGCTCGTATGTGCGGATGGGAAGGTTCCGTTGAACAATCCACCATTCGTCGTTGTATGACTCTAGGAGTTCATATTGTTAACGATCTTGACTGGCTTGAGATGTATGAATCTCATGGCGGTCATGACGCTGACGACTTCTTCAAGCTCTTTTATCGAGAGATTGAAGGTGGAGAAATGAACGGAGAAAAAGTAATCTTTGCAATTCGTTGCCCTAATGGTTATGGCGAATACTCTGTCTTTAAGTATGTAGACGGAGAGCCATATCCTGAATGGGAAGATTCCGAAGGAACAAAGATTTCTTTCCCCAAAGTGAATGGTCGCTCTTGGCCTATGCGCCTTAGCGAATCTATTCGTAAAGGCGTAGTCCGTTATACAGGACTTCCCAGTGAAAATAATCCTAAGAATGTTCAATACTCTGAACATTATTCTGTGGATGATTTTCTGATGAATGTCAAGAATACTATGACATCCGGTAATGTTGGCGGTTACGTTAACTCTGTGATGCTTCATAGTCTTACTCTTGCCAAACATCGTCCTTATCAAGTATGTAGTTTGGAAGCTGCAATCGACGGTTGCACACAAACGGACGATCCTGAAGACCGTGTCGCTATCGACCGGGAAGCAGATATTATTGTCCGTGAAGTTATTGCTTCCGGAAAACAAATTGATAAGTTCTACTGGGAAAGCCGTGGTTTCGCATATCGTTATCGAGACCATGACGTAGAACTGTTTAATGGTAAAGTTACACAAATGGCAGATCTTTGCGTTAAATACTATCAACAGTATGCGCAAAAGGTCGTTGAGTGGGCACAAGAAAATGCCCGTCCCGTTGAAATGGTAGAGTTGCTTGGTGAACGTCTCGTTCATCATGCTCAGGCTGATATTCGCCGTTTTCGTAGAGAGATCTACGAGGCAAATATGAATCCTGACTCGTTTACCGGTTCAATTAATCGGGACACATGGGAAATGCTATACGAAAAGATAGCTAATCATATTGATCAATTTGAAAGAATTGAAGATCAGCATGATTATGTTATCGCTCTGTTGCATTCTTCGATTAAGTTTCCTACAACTGGAGGTACTGTTACCGACCAAGTTGTAATGAACAAAACAATCTATCCGTATCTTGAACGTGCGTTCATATTTTACGGTATCGGTTCTTTGTTGAAACTAGAAGTAGACAACAGAAATCGTCAGCGTGTTATTGATATCGTAGTTGATCAATGGCAGCATACAGATCCAGATGGAACTGTTACTGTATTTGATAACGCTATCGACTATCAGCAACATCACCAGCATTTCTCCGAGATTCGTCACACTGCACCACCAATTGCATCTGTGACCTCGGATTTGCGACCACTTAACATTAAATAATAATACATCAGTATGCATACAGAGGGCTTGGTTCCAGGATTACCTGGGATCAAGCCCTCTTATGTATTTTATTTTTATAGAAACCGAGCTTAAATGTCAGTGTTCTTTAATATTTTTATTTTAAAGACTATTCTAGGTCTCATGATTATTCTATTTTCTTTCTTTGCTGTTATAGGATATTCATTCTACAAACAAGCTGAAGAAGAAATTAAGGAGTATAAATATGAACAACGAAACTCAAATTGATTTTGATCAAGTCTTTAATTATATTCAAAATAATCCTAATATAATTGAACTAAATGAATATAACAAATCTTTTACTTCTAAGTTGTTTTATTCTACCGGTAAAACAACTAAAAAGATTCTTCATTTTGTAAAACGGCCAGAAACAAAAGCTGCAGTGCTTTTAGCAAACTGGGCTGCAACAGCAACTTTATTGCTTCTTATGATTTTATCTGCAGCTAGTATGGCTACATTAGCTCTTGCTACGTTTCTGCTTATTATTGAAACCTATGCTGTATTTGGCAATGTTGAATATACACTTGCCTATGCTAGTGCTCGTAACTATTTTAAGGTAGCACAATGAGTCACATTCATTCTGAAAAAGAATTTAAACCTAAATATGAAGAAATTCTTCTTGACCTAATTCCCAATTTTCATGACGAAGTAGTTGCTTTGCAAACTACCTTTGCTCAACAAATTGAACAAGGTAATAAGGTCAAACCAATGTTGATTGTTTTTGATTCAAATAACAGAAAACCATTGGTTGCTTTTTCCCGTGACTCTCATCCTGATGTTCAGGATGATTTCTACGTATCTGTTTCCGAACTTTTGTTTGTAGTTCCTACAGTTCAACCTAAAGTATTTATACTTGTAGTTGACAGAAACTCAAACAAATATTTTGATACAGAAAAAGTTTATCCTTTTGTTTATCAAAATTCTACTGTTGCATTTGTTGTATCTAATGATACAGCAATTGCAGTTGAAATAGAATATAACTATATCGATAATAAAGTAATTTGGACTGATAATATTAATTATTTCCAAATTGCTGAAATTAAAGATATCTTTGTAGAAATGCTATTTGTCTATTCTCATATTGATGAACCTCCCATTAAGTATACTGAAATTCTCAGTTATCTTTATGACAATGGTGTTATCCCTATGATCGTAGATGAACTATCAGATGCTAATCAAGTATTTGTGTTGTCGAAAGGAGTATACACAACATAGTATAATAGAGGACAATTATGAAATGTCAAACTATAAACATTAAAAACAATATACCTAAAGTTCAACCTGTTAATGAAAAAAATAATTATTATGTTTCTCAACATGGTAATACTGTGGTATATTATAAAACTGTTAATTCTAAAAATAATTATAGAAAAAGATTATCTGATTCTATGATTAAAGAAATAACTTCAATGGAAGATTCTTATTCTAAGAAGGACTAAAATGTTTACCTTGCGCCCATATCAACAAGAAGCTTTGGATACCATAATTCAATCAGAATCTAATGGAATTTCTAAGCAGCTTGTTGTACTTCCAACTGGCGCTGGTAAAACTGTTATCTTTAGTCATCTTCCTATTGTTAGACCTAACTCTACTCCTATGCTTGTTCTTGCACATAGAGAAGAATTACTTCACCAAGCTAAATCAAAGATTGAAGCTAGTAATCCTAATCTTGTTGTAGAAATAGAACAAGCAGAAAACTACGCTAACCATGTTGACGTAGTTGTTGCAAGCGTTGCAACATTGGGTAGAAATAACTCTGATAGAATTAAAAGATTTCCTAAAGAATATTTTAATTCAATTATTATTGATGAGGCACACCATGCTGCTGCTCCTTCTTATAGAAGAGTTCTTGACCATTTTGATAGCAATTTTGTTCTTGGCGTTACTGCAACACCGCAAAGATCAGACTCTACACGACTTATAGATGTTTTTCAGGAAATTGTTTATTATAAAACAATTCAGGACTTGATTGAACAAGGATATCTTACTAGACTTGTTGGATACAGAATCAAGACTAATACTGATCTAACATCCGTGGAGGTAAACGATGGCGACTTTATTCAATCGCAGCTGGAAGATGCTGTTAATAATCCTGTGCGCAATGCTACCATTGTTGCTTCTTATCTGGAACTATGTAAAGAAAGAAAAACCATCATCTTTGCCGCAGGAGTTCAGCACGCCAAAGACTTGGCCCTATCCTTTAAAAAAGCGAACGTAGATTCTCAAGTTATACTTGGTGAAACTTCTTCGGAAGATAGACGAACAATCCTCCAAAATTTTAAAAATGGTACTGTACCAGTTTTAATAAATGTTGGAGTACTTACAGAGGGCTTTGATGAACCCTCTGTTCAAGCTATCATCCTTGCTCGCCCTACAAAGTCAAACTTGCTTTATACTCAAATTGTAGGACGAGGAACTCGAATTGATGACAACAAAGACAATTGTATTATTGTCGACATATCTGATACAACAAAAGGCAAAAAGCCTATTGGCCTTCCTACTCTCTTGGGTCTTCCTCCAGATTTTGATTTGAACGGTCAAGATTTACTTGAAGTTGCTAAAGCTTATAAGGAACTTGAATACAAGTCTCCTACGCGAGCAATGCAATGCATGTCTCCTGATGACATTCAATTGCAATTTAATCAAGTAAATCTGTTTATGCCAGTTCCTCCAAACCAAGTAGTTCTTCAATATTCTAAACTTATTTGGACTGAAATGTCCGAAAATATGTTTAGATTAACTATTAACGATAGTGAATCTTTAACTATCTACGAAGATACTCTTGGTAGATGGACTGTAGAATACTACAGTAATTATAAAAAACACAAACAAATTCTTGGTCATACTAACGATATGCGTGAAGCCTTTGCTTCATCAGATGCTTGGATTCAAGAGCATAGAAGTTCTTCTTTAGCTCTATTGGATTCCAACGCAGCTTGGAGATCTGATTCTCCAACACCTGCTCAAGCAAAAGCTTTAAAACGCATTGGCATTGCGGTAACAAACGAAATGACTAAAGGTATGGCTTCTCAAATATTATCAAAATATTACGAAGAACATCCAAGACCAGCTTGGCTTCAAAACAAAATATCACAAGGTAAAAGATTCTAATGTCTTTGGAATATGCTCCTGAAACTTTTATAGATCATCCCTATACTGCTTATGTACATGAGCCATTTTATGATCTTTCTAATAAAGATAAATCTTTTTTGTCTGCTGCTGCTAAACTAGCACAAACATCAGACAATAGATTTAAAATGGCTTGTATCGCAGTAAGAGGTGGATCTGTATTATCCGCTGATATTAATATTACAAAGATACACCCAACTACACCTCCTAATAGATTTAGTACCCATGCAGAGATCGGAGCTATAAATGGATGCTCTGATCCATCAGGCATAACTCTCTATATTGCAAGGTTAAAACTTGATGGATCTACTGCTATAGCAAGACCTTGTTCTTGGTGTATGCAGTACATGCTTTCAAAAGATATATATCGAGTTGTTTATACAACTGATAATCGTTTTGCTCCAGAACATTTTTACCTATCAAGTGTTTATTGGAATTCTCATATACTTTAGGATTTTATAATGTATAAAAGATATTTTATTTCTATTTTAACTGTTTTTTCATTTACTGTTTCTACTACTTCGTTAGCAGAAGCTACTTCTGGCAAAGATAATTCTCAACTATCTGCAAGAAACAGCAAGAAAACTGTTAAAAACAAAAAGAAAAAAAATACTCTTTCATACAATAAAATTCAAAAACTTAATAAATCAAAAGTTGCTACTGCAACTGCTCCTGTAAAATTTAATTTTACTTTAGATTTGTCAATTCCAAAAATCTCTGCTGATAAAGCTTATGACCTAGGATATACCGGTCAAGATGTATATGTAGCTGTTATCGACAGCGGTATTGAAACTGCTCATCCATTCTTTCAGAATCGGGTAGCACTAGAAGCTTGCTTTGCTGATACATGTCCAAATGGACAATCATCTATGATTGGACCCGGAGCAGCAAGACCCGTGCATTGGCACGGTACTCATGTTGCCGGTATTATAGCCGGTAAAAACAATGCCTTTCATGGAGTTGCTCCATCTGCAAAAATCATTGCTATTAATGTTTTTGATCCTCTGAATGGAGCTACAGATGAAAACATTGTAAATGCTCTTAATTGGATATCTTCACTATCTTCGCAATATAATATTGCTTCTGTCAACATGTCTCTTGGTGGCAGTGCAATATTTAAATCTACTTGCGACGATTATATTCCATCAATGACTCAAGCTATTAAACAGTTGAAAGACAAAAACATTGCAACTGTAGTTGCTTCTGGAAATTCTTATGCAGTGGGAATGTCTGCACCCGCATGCATTTCTTACGCTGTAAGCGTTGCTGCAACATCTACATGGACTGATAAAGTTACAGAATTTTCAAATATATCTCAGTATACAACTTTGGCTGCTCCAGGTTTAACGATTAATTCATCAAAACTAATGGGCTCATATAGTGCTTCTTCCGGAACATCTATGGCTGCTCCACACGTTGCTGGAGCTTTTGCTGTATATCGTTCTAAATTTGGAGTACAATCTGTTGACAAAGTTGTTTCTGATTTTCAATCAACTTCAGTTGCTGCTTTAGATTCTTATAGTGGTATATATTCTAAAAGAATAGATTTTACTAAACTATTTACTGGACAAGATCCAGTTACCACTACAACTTCTACCACATCTACCACTTCAACTACTACATCTACAACTACAACTACTATACCCACAACTACAACAACAATTCCATCATCAACTACTAGTACTACAACTAGCACTACTGTCACTACAGTACCAGTTACAACTACTACTGTAATATCTACTAATTTTATTGCGACTCCGTCTATCAATAGAATTAGAAAAGTTGCAACTGGTTGGTATGGAATTACTTTAAGATATTATACTTACGCTAATAATTCTCCTTATAATATAAATATATATTGCTATCAATCAATAACTTCACCAGTTGCATATTCCACTTCCTTTAGGTATAATAGTGGAACTTTGTTAAACTATGAATTCAATACCAATTATGATATAAATTATTGTAGAGCTACTGCCGTTAATTCTAATGGTCAATCTAGTCTCTACAGCAATTACGAGGAGATTACTAATTAGTGTCTACTAATAAATTTAGCTATAAAGTGGATTTATCTAATCCAAGATATATGTATCATCCTTTTATAGCTCCTGATTTATATCGGAAAGACTGAAAAAACTAGAGCCTTACTTTTAAGCGCTCAAGAAGAACCATCTATTTTAATAGATAATCCTTCTAATACAATTAATCAAGTTTTTTCCGACGCTAAATTAGAATACATACCTTTAACTAAATACACACATGCAATCGTAGATGCTTACGCCATGAATAAATATTTACCTATTAATGTTAATGCTACTAATTTATTTAGACAAAATTTTAATATTTATCAAATAAATTCTGTAGTTAGAGGTAATTGTTTAATATATGGTTCATTAAATCAATATGGTCAAACTGAATATTCTAATTATTCAGTTCCTTATGATTTTATAATAGCAGCTACTAGAATAGAAGATATTAACTACTACGGATATGAGTGATATACCATGACCACAATTACTGACGAACGTCCTATTAATTATATTAAAATCCCTGCATTAAATAATGCAGTTTTACTTTCTTATTCAGAGCTTAACTCTTACACAGACTGGATTAAGCACATTTTATCTGTATTAGATACTTATAAAAACTAGTCTCACCATGCCCGAGTGGCGGAATAGGCAGACGCAAGAGACTTAAAATCTTTCGCCCTTTATCGGGCGTGCCGGTTCAAGTCCGGCCTCGGGTACCATCTCTAAACAGAAAGACATTACTTTATGGCAGAAACTCAAAAGCAAATGAATTTATCTTGGCATGATAAAGCTGCTTGTAAAGGAAAAAGTGAAATATTCTTTGGACCTTATAACGAAAGAACAGGAGCCAAAGAAAAACGTGAAGCACTTGCTCGTCAAATATGTGCTTCTTGTCCAGCTTTACTACCTTGTAGAGACCATGCTAGAAACTTTGCTGAATACGGTTTCTGGGGTGGTGAATCAGAAGAAGAACGTTCTGCTGGTGGATACAAAGTATCTAATCCAGTAATAAAACGTAGAATGAGAAACCAAAAGAAAAAAGCTTCTTAATCTAACCCAGGTAGCTCAGCTGGCAGAGCAAGTGACTGTTAATCACTGGGTCGTAGGTTCGAACCCTACCCTGGGTGCTATGAAAAATATTAAAGCAGATTCAAATGATTTCTGCGTAGACTGTTCTGTTGATACAGTTCTTATCGGAGAATACTACATGGTTCATGATCATGTATGGTTTGAATCAGGAATGACAAAAACTTCAGGAATGCTTTGCATTTCTTGTTTAGAAAAAAGAATAAAAAGACAATTAAATTCTGAAGATTTTAAAGATCTTCCTATTAATAATATATCTATAGTTCGTTCTTCTAAATTACTTTTAAGATTATTAAACAAAAAGGACACTTATGGACAATGAGTCTATTTTAAAAAATATTAATGTTATCTTAGAATCTCTTGATAATAGACAAGACCATGCTTATATTTTTGGTGTAAACACTCAAAATGAAGCAGGTGAAGATTCTGTTTCTATTACTGAAATTACTCATTATCACGATGTTTATTCAATGCTAGCTGATCCAGATGTTATATCTGAAGCAAAAAAATATCCAGCTGTACTTGTTACAACAGGTGGATGGGCTGTTCAATTTACTCCAAACGAAGACGATAATATTACTCAAATTCCTCCTTCTGAACATCCAAACAGAAAACGTGTTATTCTTAGAGCGATGTATACCAAAGAAGAAGAATTTGCTACTTGTGTTATTCTAGAAGATGAAGAACCAATGTTTGACGACCAAGGCAACGGCATGCTTGCCGATGCTATTATGAGTCTATATCATAACCCTGATACAAAATCTTCTCAACTCCTAACTCAAGCAGATATTCTTACATCATCAAATGATGATGATATTATCTAATATATTTTTATGAAAGACTTTATTTTTATAATGGCAATAGCTACTGCTCTCGTATATTTTTTGGACAGAAAAAAATGGTAATTTACATACTAACATTTATTGGAGCTCTTTGGGGCGTTTTAACTCTTCTATCATTTCGCGTAGAAGATGAATACATTCAAGAACTTTTTGAATCTGCTCGTAGTGCAGAATATTCAAAAAATGCAACAAGACAATCTCACGGATCAGAGTAGCATTTGACGTTTAACGATACCGAAAGTTGACACCTGTGGCAACTATTGGTGTCGCCACAAGCGCCTTTAGCTCAGTTGGTAGAGCACCGGACTTTTAATCCGTTGGTCCTGGGTTCGAGCCCCAGAGGGCGCACTATGACAATTGATAAAAAACCTTATGTTAAAGATGTATATTCTTTAGAAACTTTAATTCTAAATTTTATACCATCTGCTCAATTCATATATGATATACATGGTCAATTAATTATCTATACAGATTTAATGACAGATGACGATGGTAATCTTATTGAATTTAAACACAATCCTAAACTAAAAAAGAAAATTCTATAAAGGAGTTATATGTCAAACTTTAAACAACAAGCAAAAGATACCAGAACTCCAGAAGAAATTGCTATACAATCTGCAATGAATTCTCATTATAATATGATGATGCCAATGCGTAATGCAGAACATGTTCGCATACATCATCCTATCACTACTCTTGATTATCATTTTTCTACAAATGATCAAAAGTTTTATTCTATGATGTCTGATCTTTATTCTAAAGGTCTTGATAAAAAACTTCAATCAGAGTTTGATTACTTTGCAACTCTAGATTCAAAGTGGTCTACTATTAAGAATCAGGTTGATAATTATATCAACTCTCTTAATTCAGGAGAAACCACAAATGTCTGATATAAAAGAAATTACTTCTTTAGTAGATAAAACTATTGCTCAAATATCTGGAAGAGAACTTGTCTCTTCTTCTGAGATGACAGATCTACTTTTAGACATTAGGCTTTATTTAATCCAACTTGAAGAAAAGGCTCTTGTATGAAAGTTAAATTTACTGCAGAAATTACAATGGATATTCCTGGAGAATTTCAAGATGACGCTCTTGCTGTCTCTGCAATTTCCCGGGAACTTGAAGAACGTTTAGACATTGGTTGTGAATACGAAGACGATATGTCTGATGAGCTTGTATTTAAAACCGCTAAAATTCGTAGTTACTTTGTAACTGCAGGAAGAATTAAAACTACAAATGTCTAATACTTTAAATGAGTACGATGAACTCCGTATTGGAGATATGGTTGGCCATCCTATTAAAAGAATGGTAATAGCTTATACTAAACGCAATGACCGTGTCGTAGGCGATGTATATGCTTCCTGGGTAACCATATGTGTCAATAAAGAAGAATTTCACCCATACGTAGTATGGACCGTTATAGCTCGTCCTGAAGGCTTTGTTGCCGAATCAGGAGACTATTGTTCTTCTTTAGAAGACGCCTTAAAAGCATACAAAAAACGTGGTGGTGAAAATTAAGATAATGTTTCCCGTGAGAAACATCTACAATTTAAGCCACTTGGGAGCTTACAGTCCCCAAAAGTAAATTACTTTAAAGCGGTACCAACTACTATTTTGTAAGAGCTACGGCAAAATAGTGCGCAACTGTATTATTTAAAATAAAATGAATCTACATGCGCTTTATGTTTTCTTAGATTATCTCTTTTAGACTCTTCATAATGGAAATATCCATGATCATAGTCTTCTATTGATCTAGAAGTAAAAACGAATAATGTAGAAATTAATACTGATGTTAAAATAATAAATGTAATCATGTCGTATATAGTATCATTTTCTTTGTGAAAATTTGCACGATATTTACTAGACATCAGTCACATCAGGGCCGTTAGCTCAGCGGTTAGAGCAGGGCACTCATAATGCCTTGGCCGTAGGTTCGATCCCTACACGGCCCACTATGTTATTTACATTGTTTGATTTTATATATTTATTTTATATAGCAATCACTGAATCTTTATTTGTTCAACTAAGTGCAATTATTATTTTTTATTGTGTTGCTTGGTTTTTAAAGCAACCAACAAAAAACTGGTACGATTACGATTAAAGGATAAAAATGCAAACTACTCAATGGCTTCCCATTCGTTCTCAAAATTACTACGGTTGGCAACTTTCTGTTGGCAACATTCCAGAAAACTCTCAAGTCTGGATTGGCAATAATAGATCAGCTATTCTATATCGTTTAGCTTCTAAATTATTTCATCCTGAAGATCAAACTTATACTTTGACTTTTGAATTAGATGGTACTACAATGCCTCCATTGAAATGCCATCCTAATACAACTTTGTCTGTTAAAGTTTTATCTGCATTAGATTAATTATGAAAAACTTATTTATAAAATTTATATCTATTTTTAAAAAGCAAGAGCAGAATACTCCTGACTATCAGTTCATCGTTCATCACTGTCGTGCAACTGATAGAGTGTTCTTTGGTCCATTTAAAAATCATCGTGAACTTGATGAATTTTTTCAAGACCCAAAGAACGCAGGGATTCATTGCGCTGTAGAACTTCTTATTTCTCCAAACGTTTCAAAAGAACGTTATTGGTATAATCCAAACGATTATCTTTTAGAACATCATTCTTACTTATTTGAAAGAGAACCTCTTAATGCCTAGGTATAACCTTAATCATGAAGATGTAAACATCATTGTTGATGCTCTTGATAGAAAAGCTTCTCAAGCTGCTTCTTCTCGAGAGCATACAAGAATTATTTCTTTAAGAGATAGAATTCTTTTGAAAATTTCCAACAATGATGAAATTGATGTTTGGGCTGCTTTTCAATCTAAAGCAAATATAGATCCTATAAAGTAAAACTCATACAAAATAACAAACTCACATTGGAGCATTATTATGGGAATGGATGTTTACGGTCGTAAACCTAAAAACGAAAAAGGCGAATACTTTCGCAACAACCTTTGGTGGTGGCGTCCTTTGTGGGGTTATGTTGAAGATAATTACCCAGAAATAGCAGAAAAAGTTCCATATGCCCACTCTAATGATGGCGATGGCTTAAACGCCGTACAGGCTAAAATTTTAGCTAATAAACTAAAAGCTGATTTGAAATCTGGAAAAGTTAAAAGATATGAAACAGAATATAAAGCTTATGTAGAAAGCCTTCCTATGGAAGACTGCCAGTATTGTGAAACTACTGGCAAACGTGCTTGGAACGCTACTCATTTCGCTGTATCCGAATCTGTTAAACAGGATCCTAATGCAGAAATGAATGACAAAGGCGAATATATTCTAGAGTGCAACTCTTGTAAAGGACTTGGCAAAGTTGAACATTTTTTAAATCATTACCCTTTTGCTGAAGAAAATGTAAAAGAGTTTGCGGAGTTTTTAGAAAATTCTGGTGGATTTTCTATTTATTAAGGTTTAGCCAGTGCATGGCATATGGGAACTTAAATGATACATCAACTGTGTATAGAGTAAAATCTATCGTATCATCACTGGCTAATTAATTTATAAAATCAATATTAGGAGAATATATGGCTAAGAAAGCTATACCAAACAACTTTGAAAACACATATCTTATTTTTTATAATATTTTAGAAGACGGTACTAAAGATGTTCTTTGGTTTAAGTCTATCCAAAAAGCAAAAAATAAAGATGGTGATTTCTTAAGCTTTTTCGCAGTACCATCTAGCAAGTATGGAATCAGAATTCCAAAGAACGCCACTCACTGGTGTCTTGCTATTCTAGGCGGAGAAAAAGCGAATGTTCTAATAGATGATTCTATTGCAGAACCAATGACTAAAAATGAATATCATTTAGTAGATGATATTTATGTACATTTTAATCGTTACGAAAAAAATGTAAAATTTATGATTGGTATGTCAGCTGAAGAATATTCTAAGAATAAATCTAAAGCTCGCAACAATATCAATTCTGAACTAACTAAAGTCAGTCAACTTTTGAACTAGTAAAATTTATGATAGTAGCGCATTTACCTGTTGGTAATGATAGAATATAAATGCGTAATACGAATAGTATTTTCTATCACTACTATCGCCTATTAAAGAAAAGGAGTAAATACCATGAATAAACCAGCTGTCTTCAAAGACTATGGTCAAGAGTCATTTACTCTTGCTCAAATAAAAGCTTATCGTAAACAAGACGAGCAGGATCGTAAAGATAAGCAAAAGTCTAAATCAAAAACTAATCGAATACGCACCAAATAAGACACAGGGCGGTATACCCTCACTCTTATAAAGTGTAGAAAGGTTAGTTGGTCCACGTGGGTTCAATCCCCACCCGCCCTACTAAGGAAGTCTTATGAAAGACTTAATACCTTTTACAGATATTCATCCAGATATACAAATGGATTTTATTGAAAAAGCTTATAACTATCTTATAGATATGGCTCGTATTGAATTTCTTGATATTCCCATGGAAGATCATCCGCAGTATGAATTAATCTGCGATGTTGCTGAGGAATTCTATACTGGAGATAGAACATGAAAGATTACACAAAAATTTTAAAAGAGATTTCTTCTATGATAGAATCAGAAAAGAAATCAATTGAATTTACTGCCAATACAATATCTGAATTAATAGATACATCTATTTTGGCATACAATGATATTAAACAAATCGACAAAGGTTTTAGTATGGAAAAAATTAATTCTATACTAATTTCTTTGGAAGTCTTTGCTCAATCAGTAATAGATATATGTAATAAATTTATTGCTGATAATATATCTAATCAAGACTTTGTTCATGTTCTGTCTAGACTAAAAGATTTGCACGCTTCTATGCTAGCAAACTTAATTATTCTTAGAACAGATTCAAATGATTTATATCAAGATAACTTAGATTGATTTATTACTAAGCCCCCTTTTTTTACAAACTATACGCACATTCATACAGAATTCTGCTCTTCTCAAACTATATAGAGGATATTATGAATTATAACGATGATGATATTTTTTCTCAAAATGATGATGATATTTTTGAAGATCATAACGATTCTTCTCAAAAAATAACTGACGCACTTTCCAGTCACATCAAATCAGAACACGGAATGCAAATAGATTCCGACATATTAAAAGATATTGTTTCTGATAATGTTCGGGCAAAACTTGTAATAGCTATTCTTGAAGCTGCTGGCAATTGGGAAACTCAAGCAAGCAAAACTGCTTCTTCTAAAGCTATTCATTTAATTCTAGATGAGTTAACTAATAATCGTTATTCTAAAGTTTATGAATACTATCGCATAGAAGTTATTCTTACTCAAAGAAAAGTTGTTTCTAAAGTTCTAAAAGAACTTAGCTCTGGAGATATTGAAGATCTCAAAGAGATTAAAGACAAACTTAATTTAGATATAACACCTACATTTTTAGTTACTTACTTCCATACTTTTTCTAACATTATTGATTATACACTAAATAAAGATAGAAAACTTTATATGGCTTTATCTAAAGAATTGAATCTTCCTGTAGAGCAATCCATTCTTTATGATGAAGTAGACAATCAAGGTATTCCTACTTCTAAAGCTTTTAGTCTTCATAGAGTAGCTAAGACACTAAATAAAACTTATTTAGATTCTATTCTTAATAAAACGGAATCTTAAATGATTACTTTTTTAAAACACAAATATGATGATTATTGGGAAAAATCTTTTTGGCCAAAAATTCAAATATTTGATAAATATTTTTTATTAAAAAATGATCATAAATCTCAAGTAAAATTAATATACTCTATATTAACTGCTTTAGCTATAGCTGAACTTAACTATGTTTTTTTAGATTTACCCTTAGCTTTGCTTATGACTTTTATTTTAATTATACATGAACTTGGTCATTATATTTATGCAAAAGCATTTAATGCTAAACCATCATATCCTTTGTTTATACCAATACCATTTTTCGCTGTAGGTATAACACATATTGTTGATATGAAGATTGAACATATTCCTACCATAGCTTTAGCTGGAATATTTACATCTTTAATTTATTTAACAATAATGTTTATTTATAATTCTTTATTGTTATTTATGAATCCATTTCTTATATTAACTTCTATTGTTTTTTCTTTTGTATTTAATTACTTTGGATCAGACGGAAGAAAATATAAATCAGCTAAACAAAAAATTTAAGGAGCACTACTGTGCATTTACTTATACTTCCTTTTGTAGCAGTTGGTTTGACTAGTAAGTATTTATCTAATCGGCTAGTCAAGCAAAATGCTGCATATGATGAACAAATGCAAATTGATTATATTTTTGCAAGTATCGTAAATTCCATTGATCTAGAGGACGAAAAGAATGAAAAAAACCAAATATGATGAAATAAAATTATTCTTAGACAATTCTTTTTACGATATTCAAGCTGGTCCATTAGATCAGTCTTATGTACTTAAAGTACTTACAAAAATGCTGGTCGGTGCTTCTACCGCTGTATGGTCTTTTATAGAATTGAAAGACTATCTTAAGATTGCAAGAAAATATAGAGGTTATCAAAAATGACTAATAACTCTCCAATTACTTCTTTTACTTTTTCAATGGAAACTGCTAATAAAAGTAAAGAAGAAATTTTTACTAAAGTTAAGAGTTTGAGTGATCGTATAGACAAAATTGTTAATCAATTTACAATTGACGACATGCCTATACTAAAACCTATTCTTAATATAACTCATTCTAAAAATGATCTTAAACGCTTAGCTAAAGCTCTTGATAGAGTTGCAGATATTATTGAAGTTCACGATGCTTTGGAAAGTAAACTTAAAGTTCTTGAACTTGCTCAAAACGAACCTCATTGGTTTGCTGCAGCTTTTGGCGACTTTGAAAAAGACATTGATTCTGCTATTGATAAACTAATATCTGGAGATTAATATTATGATAGACTATTCTATTATTAATGATGAACAAGCAAAACATGTTGCTGTTCGCGGAACTGTTAAATCGTTTAATCTTGACCATGTCACAGATAAAGATTTAACTTCATTTTTTACAAACTTATCTAAATATGCACACGTAGATACAGGCTTATTGCCTTTGGATGGTACTGGTTTACTTGCTTATCGTCAAGCTGCAAACCATGCTCAAATAGTTGTTCAACACGCTCCAGGAATTTCTAGGATTCTTTGGGGTCAGCATGAAGGTGATTCTTCTGCTAAAACTTATATGCTTGCACAACCATATAGAATTATTATTGGAGATATTTTAAATGGTAATTTTTATGGTGCAAGAATATTTTATTCAATTAATCCTATAACATCTCCTTCTCAACAACTATATCACGTTAATCTTCCAAACATTAATTGTCGTGGATATCGTGGAAATGGAGTAGGTTGGGTCTGTTTGTATCATCGAGACGACTGGACTCAAATTCCTTTAGGCGAAAAAGTTTCTAGACTTATTGAACGTTGCTCTGGCTCAGAAGCATACAATGATGCTAATATGTCAGAAACTGATGGTCCCCGCTTCTATGCTTCTCACGGTAAGCCTAGTTATATTATTAATCCAAGCGAATGGGAACAAAAGACCCAAGAAGAAGGGTTTATATGGACTTTGCAGGAAGATCTTTGGATTCCTATCTTAGTTAAAGATAGGGATAATCAAGGTCAACATTTTAATGGAGGTATTCCATTAACTTTAGGAATGGCTCTTACTGGAGACTATCAAGCTTATTATACTGATAGAGAGCACACAAAACCAGTAAATGCAATTGCTCGTGATGATAAAGAATACTCTTCTTTGCAATCTTTCACTATAATTAAGCAAGCTTATACTGAAGCTCCACCTTTAAATTCTAATCAAGAATTTATGAATCCTTATATGCGTGCTCAAGAGATTAGAGAACAATACGCTCAAACAACATCTGGTTTTAGTCAAGTGACTGATCAGGATGAAGATGAAGATTCTTTCTTTACATGCAATACTTGCGAAAGCACATATTCTTATGAGGACACTGAACACTATACTCATAGTGACAATACAACTCATTGTCAATCATGTTTTGAAGAATATTTTGTTTATTGCGAATATCATGATGTTCATCTTCATAGCGACGATGCTATATATATAGATGAATATGACGCATATATTCCAAACGATGAAGTATATAATTGCCCTAGTTGCGATTCAATGTTTTACCTTGATGCCAATGAAAGCAACACTCGCCACAGAATCTTTTTGCACGGCCCAACTTCTCAATACAATCTATGCACCGTTTGTCTAGATAATGATTCAAGTATTCCTCAAGCAAAATGCCAACAGTGTAATGGATTAATTCCTTTACATGAAGAATATCAACACGAAGGACTATATACTCATATCAAATATATTGATATTGTAGATAACATTCCTACAGTTGTCACTAAGCATTTCCATGCTTATCCTTGTGCTTCCCACAGTAATGTTGTAAATAATTCTTCTATTTGTCCTTGTGGGAACCTCAGAGATAATCCATCATTTTTGCTAGGTGATGATGTTCAATCTTTTGAATACTTTGTTGAGAACGGTTCTTTTAACGATATAGACGAACATGCTTACCTACCTGTCTCAAAAGACTTTACTAGTTTTAACCCTCTAAAACTAATAGCAGATCATAATAACATAACCCTAACAGAATCCCAGTATGCAAATGCGTGCGGATATGTTAATGCTTGTAAAAGCTGTGTTTGCGTGAATCAAGATACTAAACAAGTAAGTTTTGATGCTTCAAAATTTGATATCAATAATTTTGAAGCTTTAAAACAACTACATAATAATTCAATTGAAGGATGACATTATATGACTACTGAACTAACAATCAATGATTTAGACTTCTTCTATATGCCAAATGGACTACCTTGTTTTCTTGGAAACAGACCTGATCTTTTGGACATTGTAGAGAATACTCTAAATATGAGTATGTATTACGTTCTTGCTGATAAATCTACTTTTAAAAAGTATACTCAAACTAAACCTGCAGGTTGGAATTCAACTACTAAGACTCAAGAACCAGCTACTACTACAGAGTATTTCGAAGAAGAACGTGAAGCCTGTATTTTTAAAGTTGTCAAAAACATGATTGGTCGAGTTGTTCAACCGGCAAATGATTGTTTTGGTGAAACTTTTATTGGAATCGAGCCTGAAGCAATTTACCATTTGCCACCTATTCCTAAGACTTTAACTGATAAGCTTGATGAATTCTTTAGGCTTGTTCATGCTCAGCACGGCACAGAATCAATTGTTCTTCTTACTTTTGATGAATCAAATTGGTCTTCTGAATCTTGGGGAGTTTTAGTTCCTAAGCAGGAGAATACATCTGTACACTGCAAGTATGATCCAGATTCTATTGTTGAACTTAAACCATACCATCTCTCTATAGTTGGCTCTGTTCATAGTCATCCTGAAATGTCTGCTTATGCTTCTGGTACAGACCATGAAGATCAAGCAGACTTTGATGGTCTTCATATTACTTATGGATGGCAAAAGAGCAAAGACAATGGCGCTACTCAATACCATATTGAAATGCAGATGAACGGTACCGCATATATCTTAAAGCCTGAAGATGTTTTTGAGATTGATAAAACAATAAAAGATCCTGATCCGGAAGTTGTTGCTTGGACGGAGAACGTCTCAAAAAAAGCACAACCCCCGTATTCGGGTACGGGGGCTACAACAGTACAGCAGTCTCAGCTAAAGACGCCAGCTCGGCAGCAAGTACAATCTACTCGGCCTACTGGCAGTAGTTCCCAAGGATATTATCGTACTCTTCTAAAAGGTATTTCTGATGATATTAATTTACCAGCAGATGCTATTTTAGTATGCGAAGTAGACGACAGTGCACTAACAATTTATTGTCCTTTATGTGAATTTGTATTATCTAATGTAGACTTAGGCAATAGAATGTGTGGCGGATGCGAAGTTCACATAGCTCTTCCTGGCGACTCTGCTCACGATATTATTGGAAGTGTTTCTTATCATGAAACAGAAAAGTTTAATTATGGAGTAAAATCAACATATTCTGCTCTTCCTAATTTTACTGATGTTTATTTGTATTGCAAAGACATAAAAGGTTCTCCTATGTTTTTGCATATATATGACAACGGTAAAGTTGGGACTTCAGATGCAGAATCTTATGATATTGTAACTTCTGAAAACTATACTCTTTGTTGCAATACTCATGTTGATGATATTGCAACTGATTGTAAATGTCAGGTTACTGTAACTTCTGATGACATGTTAGACTTCGAAGAGAAGCATTCTACAATTGATTTGTATGATCAAAAATCAGAATGCTTTGAATGTGGAAACTACATGCAAGCAACTTGTCCAATGTATCGTAAGATAGTTGTTGATTGGGCTACTAACAATATCGAAATATCTGACAATATGATTTTCGATATTTGCGAGTCTTTTGTTCCATACTTCCTTGCAAAAGACACGGACACATATCTATATGATGATGATAAATCGTCATTATACTATAATTAGGAGATAATAATAATGGAAAATAAACAATTTAGATTTGTTCTTATTGGAGCAGGTGGAATTGGCACTTGGCTATCAGCTGGTCTAGTAAGACTTCTTGAATGGAAATATCCAGGATCTGCTTTAATTATAGTTGACGGAGATTCTTTTGAAGAAAAGAATAAAGAACGTCAGGACTTTACTAAAATTGGCAATAAAGCTAGCGTAAAAGCTTATGAACTTTCTTCCCAATTTTATAAAACAACTATAATTCCAGTACCTAAATGGATTGTAGGAGATAACTTTGAAGGAGTTGCAGATGCAGAATCTCCAAAGATTAAAGCTACAGATCTCTTAGTTGATAACGATGTTGTATTTGCAGTTGTTGATAATTTTGCTGCTCGTAAAATTATTTTCGATGCAGCTTCAAAACTTAATAATGTAGACGTTTTTACCGGTGGTAATGACGATGCATTGTTTGGAAGCATATATCATTATCAACGACGTGATGGACGAGATGTTACTGAACATCCGGTAACTACTCATCCAGAATATGACAATCCACCAGACAAAAATCCTGGAGAGCTTTCTTGTCAAGAAAGATCCCAGATTGAAGGTGGAACTCAACTTCTTGCCACCAATATGGCTGTTGCATCGTTTCTTTTAGGACGAGTGCAAAAGATCATAGTAGATGGCCAAGAACCTACAGAAGCCGAGATATACTTTGATCTCGGTGTAGGTAAAGCAGAACCATACGATAGATCTGCTGTGCCAGCTATGGCAGATTCAAAAGTATAATAAATAAAATAATCACCAAGGAGCATTAACCATGCAGATTAACAACAATTCAGGAGCCGGCGCATCGAACGGAGTCGCTAACGTTCGATTCGGCGTATACTCACAGGCAACTCCAGTTGCTGGAAAGACAATCAAGGAAATCCGTGATCAGTTCAGTAAGCTTTGGGGCATTCCATCAGATGCAACAGCTTACAAGGGCAAGGACAAGCTTGACGAAAACTACGTTGTTCAGTCCAATGACAACCTAGAGTTTCACCGTCGCGCTGGTGAGAAGGGCTGATTTAAGCCCATTGCTTTGTGGGGGAGCCAATTCATTATGTATTGGCTCCCCCACTTTATAATTTACTCCATAATATAAGATTGGATATTATGTTACTTTCACAAGTAAAACTTGGAACACCATTAGTTTGGATGAAAACTGATGATATATATCGTATGAACGATTATATCATTCAATCTAAACTAAGAGATTTTTATTCCATCATTCCTTCTATTGGTTTCGCTAAATATGTTGACAGTCAGTGGAAACCTATTTTAATTGATAGAGTTGAAGAAGATGGATCTACCCAGCAAATTACAACTTATGACTTTGCTGTTGCCTATCATTATTTATTAGAAAATTCTGAATCTTATAAAGCTACTTTTATTCATAATATTACCGGTCCAGCTGACGGTATGATGGATATGTACGGTCCACTATTTGCTAACTCATACAGGGCGTATCGTACAGCATTTTACGCTGATGATTTGAAGTCTTTTCCTGTCCAACATTTGTTCTTCTCTACTGAAGATTGTCCAAAAAATTATTTGTCTATCTTCACTAATGTAGATTCTGAACCAATGTCTATAAATGAAATAAAAGAAATATTGTTTCATTTTAACTCAGTAAGTGATGGAGCTTTCTTCGACAAAGATCAAGTTGACGACATCGCTAAATCTGCACTAGGTCTTTCTGAGTCTGCTTTTATTAATCTTGCTTTGATGTCTATATTGTCTAAGTCTAAGATTAATTCTAAGTTTATATATGACTCTAAAATGAAAAACATTAAACAAAATGGTATTCTAGAAATCGTTAAACCAACTACATCTTTTAATAATATTGGTGGCTTAGATAACGCTAAAGATATTATTTCTAGAAATGTTTGGCTTTGGAACAATCCAGAAGAAGCTGCTAAATTTGGAGTTCAACCAATTCGACGCATGTTGATGGTTGGTATTCCTGGCACTGGCAAATCTGCAATTTGTGAAGCAACTGCTAAAGAATTGAACCTTGACCTTGCTCGCACTGGAGTAAGTCAAGTTATGAATTCTTTTGTTGGTCAATCAGAACAGAATATGAGAATGGTCTTCCAACAGATTAAAGCTATGGCTCCACTTTGTGTTTGGATTGACGAGTTTGGTCGTGATCTTTCTGGTGGCGCAAGTTCTTCCCATGTTGATGGTGGCACTACTGATCGCGTTCATGGTGAATTTCTTACAGGTTTGCAGGAACTTCCAGATAATGTTTTCTTGATTTGCGCTGCTAATCAACTTGAAAACCTTCGTCCAGAAATGTTACGTGCGGATCGCTTTGATAAAATTATGTTCGTAGGTCTTCCATCTTTTGATGAGCGTCAAGCTATTTTTGAAATCTATCTTCGAGATGTTCAAACTGATCATGTCTTTGATTATGATAATTTGGCTGATGTAACTGCTGGTTTTACCGGCGCTGAAATTAAATCTCTTATTAAAGAAACTAAGTTTTATGTTGTCTCATCTCAAATGAGACCAATCAACACTCAAGACATTGTTTCCTATGCTCCAAAAATGCGTAATATTCTTTGGAACAAGAGTAGAGATATGATTAAAGATTTGTATTCAACTGCTCTTGAGCAGTGGGATTTTGCTTCTAGTTCTCAGCTAGAAGACGCACAGTTGATTTTAAATGGAACTTATGCTAAAATATCCAATACAAAGACTAAAGCCAAAGGAAACTGGTAATACTTATGACATTTGATGTTAATGAATTTATTGGCTCTTTAGAAGATAGCACTGAGATAGCTGATCAACCACCTAAAGAATATCAAACTGATCTCTACAAAAAGTGGTTTAGGTCAAAATCCCAAAGCGGATTTTTGTCTATTAAACCTTGGTTTCAAGGAATGAAGTTTAAAATAGATATTGGAAAAACTTCACCAGAAGGAAAGTTGATTAGTAGTACAAATGTTTACGTCGACGCTTTTGATTTTGCTGCTTATCTTCGTTCTATTACTAATGGTACGGCAACCATAAATTATCCAGCTAATGAACGTTCTGGAATACCTTCTCCTGAAGGATTTGCTTCTTATGGTGGAGCAGATATAAATGGTAAACCTATTAGTAGAATATTTAAAGCTCATTACTGGCAAAATGGAGAATCTTATGATTCTAATGCTTTTGCTTGGAAGTGTGGACACTTTGCTGCTAAGAAATCTGATACTGGTGCCTTTATTCCTGATTTAAAGTCAGCTTTATCTGTTGATTTCTTGAAAGTTACTAGACAAGATATTTGTTCTATTTCATATCTTTTGGACGTATCTTTGTTTGGTTATGTTGCCAATAATCCAGATTGGTACGATCACTGATGTCTGAACAAAACAACGAAGATTATAGAGTTCAAATTGAATCTATTATTTTAGCCGTTGCCACTAAAATGGAAGAACGACTAAATGATTATGAAATTAGACTTGAACAGATTGAAAAGCAGATTGCCACTCTTGTTGTAGGCTTTGGTGAGCAAGCTGTTTTTATGGAAGCTTTAATTGGTCAGGTTGCATTTAGTACAGAAGAAGCTAAGAAGGCTTTTAATTCTTCTCTTTCTGATTCTAGAAAACAAATGCTTCAAATTATGAGAGAGGGTGCAGATGACTTCTTGGGCACAACAGATCCAAACCTTGCCTCAGCCATTGAAGACTTGGCTACACAAAAGTTACTTGACGAGTCCAAATAATACTTTATCAATTCTTTTTGTAGATCAAGAAACGTATACTCTTGTACACAATAATTTCTATTATCTTTCTAAGATTTATCCATTAGTTAGAGAAGTTTACGCAGACACAACTTCTCTATTTGTTCTTCCATCTAATGACTTACTCACATACATAAAAGATGGAGATCTAAGTTTTTCCCATTTTATTAAGGAGGCATAATGTCTTTTTCTCTTCCCTCTTATTCTAAATTTAATAAACGGTACATAAATCCTTTGATTGAAGATCAAAACATGATACCTTCTCATGTTTATTATTATTCATATTTAAAAACAGATATAGAAGAACTACGGTCTTTTTATATGGTTCCACGTTCTTCAAACTATGGAAAAGCTCAAACTAAATATACTAATCTTTCTACTATAGAAAAAGAAGATTTAAGACGAGATTTCAATATAGAATCCGATGCAGAAAACTATAATCCTTCTGTATTAAGAAAGTATATTTATCCTTTTCCTCTTGAGCATTTAGTTGATCGTTTTTATTCTTCAAATTTACCAAGTGAAACTTCATTTGTTGTTGATGAAATGATTAGTTCTGGAAGATTAAAAATAAAAGATTCTTATGTTTATTTGAACCTTTTTCCTTTTACCAAAGAGGAATACCAAAAGATTAGCAATGACTGGGATTCTTCTCATACTTTTGCAGGAGTTGCCCAAGCCGTTTCTTCTATATCAACAATAACTTCTCAATATAAAAAAGATTATAAATATTTAATTTCTAAATTAGAATCTTTACAAACAGAAAATGAATATTTAAAGAATCAAAATAATTTGTTATCTCAACAACTTCTTAAAGCAACCACCCACACTTGGATATAACTAGGAATCTAAAATGCTCTCATATAGTATAAATAATTTTATTTTTAATTTTTATGATGTCAATACAGAAAAAGACATTATAGAACAAAATGGCATAGATGTTTCTGGCTTGCCTATAGACTCTCTTGCTCCAGGCATGTGCGCTATGCCTATTCGGACTATGTCTGTTAGTTCTGGAACTTTTACAATTCCTTGTTTTTATACTTTAAAACAAAAGTCTACTCATATTACAATTGCTTCCAATTTTAAAGAAAGCAATACTCAAACAGTACTTGCTCATGTAGTAGATCACTATACAAAAGTATTTTTAAATGGACAAGTTAATTGGCAAAATGATTCTACTCAATTGAGCGTATTGAAGTACACTGGAATTGATAATGGAATAATGTATTACATTGATTCTTCTACTATGTTTGAATCTATTAAAAAGCCTATTCCTCATGCAGTTTGCTCTCATTATAGCGATCCATCTATAAAGCTCTATTCTTCTGGATATCCTTACGCTAATGATACTAGGATGCCAAATTGCTCTAATCCAACTATGATTAAGAACTCTCATGGTTCTGCTGTTCCATGTATGTACTCAGCTCAAGATACTTGTCCTTTATATCAGAAAAATGAAACTCAAATTAAATTAGATTATTTCTATAACAATCTAATAGATATTAAAGAAAATAAGTATGAACTTGTTAAAACTTATTTTTCTGATTCAACAATACATTACGCAATTAAGGTTGATGATGTTTTGTTTTCTTCTTTCTCTAACACTTATTCTGATCAATCATCTGTTGAACTTTCTGATTTATCGGCTATAAATGTGTATGAAGAAGTAATTAAAACTACATCTAACCTTCATCAAATTGAACATGTAGAAGAGCAAACTCAAACACAAAATCAAAGTTATATTCTAGGTTTTGTTTCTCAAGGAGTTGCCTAATGCAGTTAACTAAATCCCCTTACGAGTCTTCTTCTGATAAGTTAGAAGATCCTTATTATGTATCTTCTGTTAATTTTGTTGATACTAGATATCTTCATACTTTGAAAGTCAATAATCCTGTTTGGCATAATGACAATTATACTTTTCAATATATTAGAGTTTCTTTAAATCATTTTTTTAATGTTTTAAAAACAAAGTATAGTTATTCTTCTATTCAAAATAACAACTCTTTGGAAGATTTACTAAAGACTAATCCAATAGCTACTAGATATATTTCTGGTAATGGTTTGTTTATAGTTGAACGACCACCTTTTAGGAACACTGTTAGATTTACTCCAACCAAAGCTTCTTATTCTAGAAACTCTACTAATTTTATAGAAAAAGAAGTTTGGATTCCTTGGCAAGTTTATGTAGTTAATGTTGATATTATTCAATCTAAATTTGATTTTAGAATATTTTTTAATGATAAACCTTTATCATCTATGGATGACATTGTTTATATGCCTTGGCTTCCTAATTTGTTTGGTAATTCCGGAGTTTGTTGGGGAGACGATGTTGGCTCAATATCTCAGGAATTTCTATCATATGGTAGCTCTATAAGTAATCGTAAGATTTTTGATGCCTTTTGTTCTAGATATTGGAATGGAGGATGGAATACCGATATTCTTCCTGGAAGTCAATCAATTCCATCTTTCTTAAATAGGAACTTAGAGCTATCAGACAATAATGATCAAATAATTCATCAAAATTATAAAGATAAGTCTGAAGTAAATAAGATGCGTAATCCTTATGTAAAAGAGTATGCAAACGCTCTCAATATGTGGTCTCAATATTCTTTGGAGCATCTTTTGTATATGATGCCTAAGTATTCTCCTAAGCATATAAAGAATCCTCTTTCCGCTCATATTGCAACTACATCTTCTTCTTATTTTGATCATCATTCTAGCGAAGTTCAACCTACCCGTTTGTTAGAACATTATTTTGCTAATAGTCATAAGTTTCCATCTTTTGCATTTGATTCTGATGATTCTAATAAGTACATAGAAGTTTCTTTTGATTCTAGCGAACTTAATGTTTCTGAACAATATAATTTATCTAATCCACCATCTCAAGAAGAAGCTAGAAATATTTTGTCTTTAGCTATTGATCGTTGGAGTATTACCGATTCTTCTACGTCTTTTCCTCAACAGCTAACATTTGATTCACAAGAGGAACCATTCTAATGAAACACGAATCTAATATATATTTTACAACTTTTACTAGAAAAACACATACTCTTGATTCTCAAAAAGAATATTACGATAAACCAGAAATAGTATCTATTTTAAATGAAAATAATCTTTCTAGTTTGTTAGATTACCATTTGAGAAGAAATACCTACAATACTTTAATTTCTTTTAAGTCTGAAGATATTTATTCTACTTCTGAAGTTGGTCCAATCTTTTTTAAAGATGAAGACTCTATAAAAAAACTTCATAATATTTTTCAACTTCCAGATAATAAAAACTCTGGCTTTTTAATGCCAGGACTAATTAGTTTTTCTAAAAACATAGTAGTTTTTGAAATGCCACCAACTTACAAATTAGTATCTCACATTCCTTTAGCTAAAGAACAAATTAGCGAAGAAATTGCAAGTACTCATACAGTTGAATCTTATATTCCAATTCCTTGGCAAATTTATGTAGCTATATTTAATAATGACTACATGCTTGTGGATACTTATATGTTTTATTCTAGAAATTCTATTATTACATCTGGGGTAGAAGAAAACATTTACTCTCCTGCTCTTCCAAACTTTTATTCTAATGGTTTGCTTTGTAGACCATTTTATGCTTCTACTGATGACATAAATAAATATCCTAAAGATATTTCTGGAGTTATTGCAGCAGCATATGACTCCGTTTGGAATAGTGGATGGAACGCAGACTTGGTTGATACAATTATTGATACCGGTTTTACTGCTTCTCATTCTAGCGAAACTTCTATTCATTCTCGTAAATTTTTCATTGAAAAAGATGCTCAAGAAAAATATACTAAATATTTAAGTTTATTGTCCAATATTTCCTATGGAGCTAGAGACAAAGCTTGGGCCATATACGTTCGTGCTATCTCAGATTTTGATCTAGAAGAAGTAATTAATTCTTTGTTCTCTCCTCCTGCTATTTCTCAAATTTGGGATCGTGACTTTGATCTTCAAAGAGATGAATTAGCTGAACAATTTGAACAGCATGCCGATGAAGATTATTCAGAAGAGGATGTAGAAAATTATATTTCTGATAATTTTGTTAATCCTCGTCAAAAGAATAAATCTTTTAAACATGTTCTACATGGTATAATAGCCCATAGCTCTGCAAGTAATTTGTACGCTCTTTCTAACCATTTAAATGTTGGATATAATGCAGCTATTTCTACTGTTTTACGCAATATGACTGTTGTTTAGACTTGTTAATATTCCCTTTTTGCGATACTATATATACATAGATAAACTTGCAAAAAGGTGTTTAAAATTATGGCTAAATCAAAGCTCAGTAATTACCCTACTTTTTCTAGAATAGAAGTATCTCACATTCTTAATGTATCTACGCTGACTATTGCTAATAGAGAAAAGAAACGGTAAATACCCTGAACCTAAAAGAGATTTAAATAAATATAGAATTTATACTTTAAATGATATATTTAATTTACAACTTATAACATACAATCATATAGATCCAAAACCTATTATCTCAATTCTTTTCGATAAAGGTTATAAAGATCCAAAAATTGTTTCAGAAATGATAGATCAAGTACTTTCTAGAAGGAACTCAAATGTCTAACCCAAACACAGATTCAGAAGACATTTCCTTAGTAGATGTTGTATCAGAGCATGTTTCTACTGATGTTATAGCAGATATTAAATCTGGAATATTTAATCTTTTTAATAATCTATACCAAAATTATTCTTTTCAATATGGACCTATTGATGGAATGATTATGTCTATAGAATATTTAAAGAGTATAATAGATTTCTTCCAAACTACTTTGGATGAAAATATAAATAATAATAACAATAAATAATTAAAACGACTAATAGGAGACAAAATGTTAGATCCAAAGAATGTAGTTTCTTTGACGGCCGGAGTTGTGGCTGACCCAGAAATGATAAATGATAGAATAGCAAAGCTTAGAGTTGCAGTTGATTATGCTGGATCCGAAAAGGGTTCTTCCGCTGCTTCCGGTTATTTTGATATAGTTTACTATCTCAAAGACGGAGATTCATTTGCTTCAAAGAATGCTTCTTTCGTTCATTCTCAAATAACTGGCAACAAAATGAAGAAAGGCTCCCAAATTCAACTTATTGGTAGACTTGTTCAGGAACGTTGGCAGCAAGACAATCAGAACCGTTCACGAGTAGTTATAGTTGCAGAGTCACTTTCTTATGTTGGCTCAGCTTCAAAGCCTGCTTCAGACAAACAAGAAGCAACAAGCACTAACTCTTTCGTTCCTGATCAGTTCTAATGGAAGATGAATTTTCTAACGAAGAGATTGAACAACTAGTTCAATTAGCTTTATCGGAAGATAAAAATAAATTTTATCCTTCTAATGGGCTTCATTTGGGGTATGCCGAAAGTTCTTTGCTAGAAAATTTAGCAACTAAACTAGAAAATAAATTTACACATTCAGAACTTTCTGATATTATAAAAGATTTAAGATCTGATTTAGTTGCTAATAAAATTTCTTTCACAATTAAGGATTTGCATACTCAAACTCTTAATTGTAGAAAGTGCAAAAACTTCACTCCAGCACCAAATCTTCCTATGTGGAATGTAAAGGACCCTGACGTTGTTTTTGTATTAGATTATCCAATCTATAACAAAGAAGTCGCAGAGTTCTTTTTAAATACTTTAAAGTCTACAAATTTTTCTTCTGATAAAGTTTGTTTGACATATTTAAACAGATGCCCTTATCCTAAAAGAAAGTTTGAATCTCAAGAGATCTTTAATTGTTCATCTTATTTACACTTAGAGTTACAGCTATTGAATCCAAAATTAATAGTTTCTTTAGGTTCTGTTTCTTCTACCGCTTTATTTGGCGATGAATTAACCATAAAAGATTATAGAGGAAAAGTAACTTGGATAGGATCTTGGCCTGTTTTAGTTACTTATTCACCAACTCACATAGCAAAGACTACTTCTCATTTGGTAGAAAACTTTCAAAATGATATGGCCTTTGCTTACGATTATCTCTATAAAAAGGAGAACAATAATGACATCGATTCAAACTGAAAGCTCTTTTGATAAAGAACTTGATTCTTTTAAGGCTGTTGTTTTAAAAGATGTGCGAAATGAGTCTACTGAAGAAGACAAACAGTATCTTCTTGAAAATTTAGATTTATGGCTATATTGTTTACAAACAACAAGAAGAGACGTTGAGTTTCAATTAAGTTCTCAAAAATCAAAAGATAAAATTTCTTACCATGAACTTAAAGCTTCAAATCCTTCAGAGCAAGATATTATCGAATATAATAAGAAAAAAGACAAATGGAAAATGGGAGCAATTCGTTTTCTTTCTGCCATAGAAAAAAGAATGCTCTATGTAAAGATTCTTATAAAGGATAATAGCAATGCCTGATATTTTACGGATGTACTTTAAAATCAATTAGTTCTGTAGAAACTGAATGGAATGAAGAAAAATCTTTTTTCTTTCATCAGTATATTAACAGTTATAAAGATTGGTTTGTTTACTCTTCTAAAACAATGAAAAAAGACGCTGCTTTATTTTTAGCTGATCTTTTTTCTATGTCTCATGGAAGAATAAGTCATCCGGAAAAATCAGATTTTGATTTTTGGTCCATCGCCCCTATAAATGTATTTAGATACAAATTAACAAAAGATTTTAATTATGATTTACTTTATTATCCTGCTGATTTTTATATTGTTGATGGGTATATAGTAGAGGGCGCTTATTGGTCTAATGGTTTTATTTATCAAGTTAGAAATGAAGATCTTAATAAAAACAATTACTTAAATGAAGTTTTAGAAATAAATCTTTTTATAGATAAAAAAACTAAAACTATTTATGATTATCCACAACCTGATCTTTCTTTTGCTGATATAATAAATCAATACTGCCCTGGTAGCTCAGTGGATAGAGCAACGGACTTCTAATCCGCAGGTCGTAGGTTCGACTCCTACTCAGGGCGCATTTAATTGCCCTTGTAGCTCAGTGGTAGAGCAATCGCCTTGTAAGCGATAGGTCGTCAGTTCAATCCTGACCGAGGGCTCTCTATGAAAAAATTAAATCCACATACACTAGTTGGAGGTCAACGTTTATCTAACGTTCATGACCCATCCAAATGCGTTGGTCAATATTGTACTATTCATAATTTTTCAAATCACCATATGGTTAATTGGCCACAAAATTGGCGTATGGATCGAGGAATAATGGAGCGCATATGTCCTCATGGTATAGGTCATCCAGATCCAGATGATCCTAAATTTAAAAACGAATACGAAGCAGTTCATGGATGTGACGGCTGCTGCGAACGTCAACCGACTCCTATTCTCGGTTGAACAGGGGCTAATAAGCATTGAGAGTTAGCGAACCTTTCAGTTTCTTAGGTGGGACAATAGGCAAAATCTAAGATAGCTAACTTGTGCTCATTAGCTCTGATTTTAGTGGAGTGTAGCACTTGCTCAAGGGTCTGCTAAGTGCTACACTCCACTTCTACCACTTTCAGGAGAACCACAATGAGAATAACTTATTCCGATAATCAAACAGTCGCCTATACCGCTATAGACGACAGCGCTTTTATTAAAAAATTAACTTATAATTATCCTACTAAAATATTAGTTGTTGAATTTAATTCAAAATCTATTTGGGCTTATGCTGATATTTCTAAGAAATCTTTTGATGAAATTATAAAAGCTGAGTCTGTAGGATCTTACTTTAATAAAAATATTAGAAATAAAAAAAGATCAGTTCAAATAGTTAAAGTAACAGACGATGGTCTTGTTCAAGTTTCTTCTCAAGATGCTCTCCTGCCTGTTAGAAAGTTAAAAATAAAATAATGGGCAAACGAAAAAAGCACAAAAAACGAAGTTATTATAACGACTACTATAATTATGATAATTATAATTATGTTAGTTGGTATTCTCAATCAGCTTCACATAAAGACATAGACGCTATAGCGATTAAAGTATTTGGATCTTTATTATCTTCTAACTTTAAAACATCGCATAGCGATCCTGCATAGTGTATAATATATATCTATGACTACAATAGTTGCGATACAAGGAGATGACTTTGCCGTAGTAGGCTATGATTCTAGAATATCGTCTATGGATAGTTCTGGTTATGTTTCTCAAGTTTTTACTCTTGGAGAAAGCTGTGCAAAAGTTGCTACCAATGGAAAATATATACTTGGAGCAGCTGGAGATGTTAGAGCAATAAATATTCTTCATCACGTTTTTCAACCACCAGCCCCTGCAGCTGGATTAAAAGGAACTAAATTAGATAAGTTTTTTACTAACAATTTTATTCCTGCTTTGAGAGATTGTTTTGAAAAACAAGGTTATGCTGCTCCAGATACTGATGAAAAGCAGCATATAGCTGAACAGGGTTCTACTGTTATGGTAGTTGTAAATGGCACCATTTATATTGTTGATGGCGATTATTCTTGGGCTTCTGATGTTAGTGGAATCTATGCTCTTGGCACTGGTGCTCCTTATGCTTTAGGCGCTTTACATATGAATAAAACTTCTTCTCAAAAAAAGACCTTAGGAATTCACACTGCAAAAACTCTTGTTTTGAAAGCTCTTTCTGTAGCTGGCAAATTTGATCCACATACTGGATCTCCTTTTAAAACAATTGTTCAAGATTATAATAAATAACTCTATTTTTTTTACTAAAGACCACACCTAGTAAGGAACTATTATGGTTGAACATACTTTTCTTGACCCTGCTCCAAAATTAAGCGATGCTTACTTAAATGATTGGTTCAAGAAAGAATACCAGCATATGTCTGATTTATACTGTGATGGAGATATCTTTAGATTATCTCAAGTAAAAGACAAAGCTTTTTATTTATCTGAATATATGCGAGCTTTGTACGTTCTTCAGCTTCATGGTTTTTCTGAACTTCCAAAATATTCTATTGCACCTCATGTTGCTAGAGATGTATTAATAAATTATAAAAAAGTATCAGAAGATAAAATCAAAGATCCAGATTTTAAGATTTCCTCAGTTATTTCTGGTAAAGATAAATCAGGAAAACGTAAAGATAAATATGAAGAAGTCACTCAATGGTGCAAGCAGAATGCTGGAAAAAAGGTAAAAGTCAAAGATGTTGCAGAGTTAGTTGGTTGGTCTTATCCTACTGCTAATAATTTTGTTCAATCCAGAGTTGATCTATTTGTCAAATTTTCTCATGGAGTGTATACTCTTAGAAATCCAGACGATGATCGTGCTAAGGATAAGCAGGTAAGTGTTGTTAAAGAAAAAAATATTGTTGTTGAAAGAAAAGCTAAACGAAATGCGCCAACAAAAGGACGTCCCAAAAAAGTGTAACGTTTGCGGAGTAGTATCTACAAACGTTAGAAAAGTTGGAAAATCTTATGCCTATAATACTGATAAAAATCTTTTAGACAAGTATATGTGCTTTGAATGCACATATGAAGTATGGCTTCAGAAAGGCATTAATAAATGAAATTTACTAAAGAGTCATTTAAAAACGCAGTTATAAACATAGCTTATGTAATTAAAGTTTTGTTTATGTTTATATTTATAATAGCTAATCCATCAATTTAAGGAGCTTTATGCCTTATATAGAACCAATACGAAGAACCGAAATCTTATTTCAAGGTTCTAGACCAGTTACTTCTGGTGAACTTAATTATTTAATTACATGTCTTGTAGATGAGTATATTGCTCAACACGGTAAAAAATATAGCATTATAAATGAAGCAATTGGTGTTTTGGAATGTGCTAAACTAGAACTATACAGAAGAATAGCTTCTCCTTATGAAGATTCTAAGATGGAACAAAATGGCGACGTTTATACTGTATGAAAGAATATTTTAACTTTGAACCAAAAGCAGACAAAATTTTTATGATTACAGTTCTGTGTTTGTTGTCAATATCTTTAGTGTTAGGAATTATATTATGATACTTTTAATTTTACGGACTTCCTGGTTCTGGTAAAACTACTTTAGCTAAGGAAATTGCATCTAATTGCAATTTTGTACATTTAAACGCTGACGAAGTAAGATCAGATTTAAATTCTGATTTAGGTTTTACTTTAAAAGATAGAATTGAACAAGCAAGAAGAATGGGCGCTCTTGCTAGACTGCTCAACAATCAAGGTTATTCAGTTGTTGTTGATTTTGTTTGTCCAACTGAAGATACTAGATCTGCTTTTGGACACGCTGATAAAATCATATGGATGTCTAGAATTAATAAAGGAAGATTTGAAGACACCAATATTCTTTGGCAAGACCCAATTGAATATGATTTAAAAATAAATGATAGATTAACTGTTGAACAAGAACTTGATTATGTAATATATAAATTTGGCTTATTTAATTGGAAAGAACCAACTACTCTTATGTTAGGTAGATATCAGCCTTGGCATGAGGGGCATTCTGCTTTGTACCGTGAAGGTCATTTAAGAACTTCTCAAGTTGTTATAGGAGTAAGAGATACTTATCTTACTTCAGAAAAAGATCCACTTACTTTTGATCAAGTTAAAGATAATATCTTATCTTCTGAAAATAACTCTTTTATTATCAAAATGCCCAATATCACCAATATCATTTACGGCAGAGATGTTGGTTATAAAATAGAAAAGATTGATTTATCTCCTGAGATTGAAAGTATCTCTGCCACTCAAAAAAGAAAAGAGCTTGGAATATGACAACTCAAAACAATTGTGCAAATTGTGCTTTTGGATATAAACCAAAAGACTATACTCCTTTTTATGAATGCCACAGATATCCTCCGGTTAGGGTAGAGATGCCAGTTCATCCTGGTTCTGCTAGATGGGATTTTCCAGTCGTGGATGCTGATAATTTCTGTGGAGAATATATCAGCGAAGCTTTATGGAAAGCAAAAAACTCTACTCCTTGGGTAAAATCTAATGAAGAGGTTTATTTGTGAATAAAATAGAAATACAAAAAAGACTAAAACAAAGAATAAATGAAGCTAGAAAAAGTCAATCTATTGCAGAAGCTGATGGTAATTCTGACTATTATTACTGGGAAGGCTATGTGACTGCATTAGACTTTATAGACGATCTTTTGATACTTTTGGAGGATTAAAGTGAATATTGATTTAATATGCCCTAGATGTGAGCATCTTATACCCAATGATGAAACACCTGGCGCTTATCCAGGAGCAATTTCTCGGGTAGATAATAAAACAGAAATTTGTTCTAAATGTGGAACAGATGAAGCTATGGAAAATTTTTTTGGAGATGGATTAACTCCAATTCATAAGTGGCCAATAGTTTCTTATGAAGATATTACCAATGAACTTCATAATGATATTTCAGTTAAATTAAAGGAGTACAATGAACGTACTTCCTGATTGGGGTGAAAACTCTTTTAACTCAACTGAACAAAAAACTAATAATGTTTATTATCAGCCGTCTTTGTTTGACGAAAATCTTGATTCCGATCAATCAGTCCAGACCATTACTGATTTGATGAAGCAGTTTTTGAATAAAATCCAAGAAATGCAGTTATCAAATTTATCTGGTTTGGAATTAGAAAAAGCTGAAAAAAAATTAAGTGATTATATTAATCAAAATTCTGAACTAAAAACAGAACTTATCAAACAAGTTCTGTTTTATGACAAAGATGGCCCCATACCTTTTCCTAAAATTTCTAAGCCACCAATCAATCTAAATGAACATCTGTCAAAATATAAAGACAATGGTATAGATATAGAAGAACCTTTTTGATATAATGTGATTATGGATAAACTTTTAGAAGCTAAAATACATAATGTCATGTCAGAGCTTGCTAACGAAGCAGACAAATCTATACATGACCCTTCTATTGTTTATGTACTTATGCACCATGCTGTAAATATTTTTAGATTGACTTTAACACATATAGGTTACCTTGAGTCTAAACTAGATTCTACCATAGAATCAAACAAATTATTAACTCAAAATATTGAAAACCTTGTTGCAGAAATTCAAAGATTATCACAGATAGCAAAGTATTAACATGAATGTACACGGAAAAAATAAACCATCATGTGATTGTGAATGGGAAAAAATTAAAAGAGATTTAAAGTGCAACGACCAAGAAGAGGATGATGATTGATGAAAATTGCCTACGCCATAAATAACCTAGCGTCTGCTATTAATAATCTAGCAGATACTTTAAAAAGTAAAAATAGTTTAAATGTTAAACCTTATTATAAGCCTACTGATACTACCATATATAAAGCTTTTGGAGCTGAACCACCTAAGTCTAAAACTTCAAATCCAACACAGTACAGTACTTCTTCTATAACCTATACTACTCCTAAAGATTTTGTTACTATATTAAAATCAGAGCATGTCGTTATTGGCAATCTTTATAAAGCTTTAACTTCTAATGATCCTCAAAAAGATCAAAACGATAAAGTAATGCTTGATATTAAAGATAGATGGCCAAAGCTTTATTATGCTCTTATTGATATAATATCTGCAAAAACTTTTTCAATTTATAAGGGATTTTCTAAAAGTGAATGAAGAAATAGACGACGATTATATCTTAACTTTTGAAGACGAGCAGGGTAATCCTTGGTCTTCTTATGAAGGCTATAACCTGGATTAATTATGTATCCTATCCTTTTCGTCCATTCTATTGTTTGTGCAGTTATAGGTTGGAACTTAAAAGGAATTTATGAAGAAATTAAACAAAATAAAGACAACTAAAGAAGCTAAAGAAAAGCTTACCAGAACTTGGGGTACAGAAGTTATTTTAGTTTGTTCTTGTAGGGAATGGCCTGGACATTCCATGTGGGGACAGTATGCTCCTCCTTCTTGTCCCTTATGCAAAACTAAATGTGAAGTAGTTGTAGAAGATTGGTTGGTTGTAGAAGATGGATTTTGAGGCAATGCGTGGAGCTTATTTAAGAGCATTAAATTATAATGTTCTTGAATTTAAATTGCATCAGTGCAACTCTTGTGGAGTTGATAATGATAATATTGGCGAATATGTAATTGTAGAATCTTCTTCTACTAGAATAAAAATATGGAACTGCCAAAGGTGTCTAGATGATCAAGAAAAAGAAAGACAGAAAATTCTTATTTAGCAGAGCTTGGTCTCAAGAAGATAAACAACGTTTTTCTGATAGAAATTTTTTAAAGTCTAAAACTATACCTTCTAAGAAAAAGTCTCCTCCAGAAAAATCAGAATGGGATTAATATGATATTTGGAAGAACCGTAAAAGTAGTATTAATAAATGATTCTACTAATGAAGTTATGGATACAATTAAATTTTCTAGAAAAGAGTTTAATACATTTAAAAAATCAGCAAAATCCCTTGGTATTACTATTGATGAACTTTTTACATTTGCATTAGAGGGTATTGTCCAAGAAATTAGGTTAAAAAATGAAAGCTTGTTGCGTAAAGAACATGAAACCATGTAATTTTGTTGGAAAAAAAATTCAACTAATATCTACTACGGATGAATATACCAAATTGCAACCTGGTGATTTTGGTATTATTCGCTTAGTAGATGATACAGGAACTATACATGTTAATTGGGAAGATGGTTCCAGATTAGGTTTAATTCCTGGAGTTGACAGATTCCATATTATTACTGTATAATTTTATACAAATTGCTTTTTATATATAAAAGCTATCTTAGATCACGGGTAAATAATATGAAAGAACAAAGCTTTTGGAATGAAGAAGCCATGCAGATTCCTGTATGTCAAGAACTAGTTAAGAACTGGGAACAAATTAGAGATGAAGCTCTAGAGTTTTTAAACTCAAAAAATCCAGATACAATTGATGGAAAAAGTACGACCACATTAACTTCACAAAAGGTAAAAGTTCCAGAATTTAAAGAGGGAAAATTTACAGGTAATTTTACTCTTTTTTCCGATAAGGGTCTCTGGAAAGGTCAATATATAGCAGCCAATGGAAAAAGACAAAATTCTGGAGAATTTGGTTGGCTAAATGAATATTATGAAAAAGTTACATTAGAAGAAACTTCAAAAACAATTAAAGAAAACACTGCATACGCAACTAGTTTTTTCAAAACTTTCAATAAAATAATAAAAGAATACGCAGACGATAATTGCTCTGCCTGTAACATTAGCGTAGTATCACCAGGTACATATATTGCTCCACATGTTGGAACTACCGGATATCTTAGAATGCATCTATGCTTAGTTAATGACGAAGGTTGTTCTATAACTGTAGGCGATGATACAAGTAACTGGCAAGAAGGGAAGATCCTTGCTTTTAAAGATGGTGGTCCATATCCTCACTCAGTAGCTCATAATGGGTCAAAAGATAGGGTTGTTATAATATTTGACCTACCAATTGATTACGTAAAGCAGTATATTAATAGCCCTTATTTATAATAAAGGTTACTATTTAGTATATGATGGATAAAAAAAACGGACTTGAATTTTCATTAGATGAACTAGATTTAGTCTTAAATACACCAGTAACTGATCCAAAAGAAATTTATCATTTTGTTGAAAATAATTCTGATACGATATTTACTTGGGATTACTCTCACAGTAGAGCCAAGCTGCACAGATTGTATGAAAAAGCCAAAAACAGTCAATGGAACCCTTCGACAGATATAGACTGGTCTATAGATGTAGATATAGAAAAAAGTGTTTTAACTGATCAGGGTGAAATTAACTCAAGTAAATTTATTGGTACTCCACTAGAAAAGTGGAAAGAAAAAGAATGGCTAGAATACTCAATAGAGGCTAGAAAGTATAATATTTCTCAGTTTCTTCATGGAGAACAAGGTGCACTTATGTTTGCATCAAAGACGGTTCAGAACATACCATGGTTTGACGCTAAACTATATGCAAGCACTCAAGTTTTAGATGAGGCTAAGCACCTTGAGGTTTTTTCTAAATATCTCAACCAAAAACTTGGTGGAGGATATCAAGTTAATTCTAATTTTAAAAATTATATGTCAGATATAATCAAAGATTCAAGATGGGATTTTACATATTTAGGTGGTCAAGTAATAGGAGAGGGCTTAAGTCTTTCTTCTTTTGGGTATCTTTATCAACTTACTAAAGAACCATTAATAAAACAAATACTTGGATATATAATGAAAGACGAAGCTAGGCATGTTGCTTTTGGTGTAATTAGTCTATCTGAAGTTTATGAAAATATGAATGATTTAGAAATAAAAGAAAGGCAAGAATTTGCCTATGAAGCGAGTGTTGGTTTGATGGGCAGAATGGTCCAACATGAAGTATGGGATCATATGGGTGTAGACTCTAAGGAAATAACTCCATTAGTTATAAATTCTGGTAAAAACAGATTTATGAGACAAGCTGTCTTTACAAAGGTTGTTCCCAATTGCAAAAAGCTTGGACTTTTAGATAGAAATGATGGATGGCTTCGTAAACGTTTTGAGGAAATGGGCGTAATACAGTTTGAAGATATGGAGTTGACAGATGAAGAAATATGATCAAATATTTGATTTTGATATACATGATAAAAATATTGAAATTTTAAAAACTTTAGAAGAAGACGCTAAAGAAGTTTTCAGTAACCATATTAATTCAAGGAAAGATTGGTATCCACATGAAATGATACCATGGAATAGATATTCTAATATTGAAAAATATGGCTTTGAATATAATAAAGAAAAAATATCAGAAAACATTTCCTCTGCAATATACCTTCTTTTAATGACAGAAGACAATCTACCCTGGTATGCAAGAACTATTACTGGTTTTATAGGTCCAGAAAATAGATATACAATATGGAACGATTGGTTGCAGCAATGGACGGCAGAAGAAGACAGGCATTCTTTTGTAATTAGAAACTATGTAACTCTAAATGGATTAATGGATCCTTTTTATCTTGAAAACGCACGCATGCATCAAGTTAGTAGTGGACTAGTTCCTGAGGGAGATTTAGTCACCCAATGGTTAACTTATACTGTTCTTCAAGAATTGGCTGGAAGAATTTCTTATAGAAAAGTTGCTCTCGCACTTGGTGACGATACTGAAGGATATCATATTATGTCTAAAGTTGCTAGCGATGAAAATAGACATTTTATATTTTATAGAGACATTTGTAAAAAGGGATTTGAAAAGCATCCATCTGAATTCTTAATTGGATTAGCAATGGAAGGTATTGATTTTCAATTGCCAGGGAATCATTCCGGTCAGGGCATGATAGATTTTGACATTCATTCCAGAAATATGGCCAATGGTGGTTTTTACAATCTTGATTTATACATAAATGAAATATTAAAGCCTAGTGTGGATTTTTGGAAAATAGATCAATTAAAGGATCTTACTCCGGAGGCAGAAAAAGCTAGAGAAGATATTTTTTCTTACATAGATAAAACTAATAAATTTATAGAAAAAATAAAAGATAGAGCTTTAAGATCTAATTCTCGCTCAGATTCTTCTGAGCTAAATAAGATAACTCACCTACCATCCTTATTTGAAGATAAATAATAATTACTTTAAAAACCTATATGTATGAAAATTGGGAAAAATTTTTTTTGGCCTTAGCCATTTTTGGCTTTTTTTATAGTTTTGGATTTGAAGCTATCTTAGATCGCGGGTACAATATAATAATATGAATGATTTAGATTTTTGGAATAAAGAAGGGTACCTAATTAAAAGGTCCTTAATATCTGACGAGCTTATAGAAGCTTATGAAAATTTATGGCTTAAAGAACACGCCACCATTATAGATGGAAAGCTCATCATAAATAACCCAAGAGGATGGGATACTTATGATGTTTATAAAAACTATAATGAAATATTAGATATTTTTTGTGCATCAGATATACCATCTATTATAGAAAATATAACTGGAGAGCCAGCTGGTTTACACCTTAACTTTACTGGATGGGTTTCAACTCAAAAAACTTGGCACCAAGACGTAACTGTTCCCGATAAAGAAAGGGCAGATCATTATATCGGTGTTTGGATTGCCCTAGATACAATTCATCCAAATTCTGGACCATTTGAATTAATACCTAAATCTCATTTGTGGAAAACGGATTTTGAATCTATTTATCCAGACTTTCAAAGAGAAAAGAAAACTAATCAAGCCTTAAAAGTTAGCGACATATATGGCTCAGATGATATTAGAGATTCTTCACCAGAAGAAGATCCAGGTGCTGCAGCCTATAGATATTATTCAGACAAACTTGAAAAAGAAAAACCAGAAGGAATATCTTTTACTGCATCAAGGGGAGATGTAATATTTTGGCACGGCCACACCGTACATAGAGGAAGCGAACCATTAGATGATTCTCTTTTAAGAAAGAGTATTATAGGGCATCTTTCCGGAGTGCACACTGGAATGTTAGCGTCACAATACGCTCGTTCCTACAAAAATGGTTACTACTTTTAGTTAGTTCTCCATAACCATTCTGGATGTTTTTTCGTCCACTGTACTGTAGTTTCAATAGACTTTTCTAAAGGCATTGGTGGAATCCAGCCTGCATCAGCTAACTTTTTGCCGTCAAGAGCATATCTTAAATCATGGCCTGGTCTAGTGGTATGAAAATCTTCAAATTCAAATTTTAGTTCCTTACCCCAATAGTGTGCAATCATTTTAGCCATTTCAAGATTATCGACTTCTCTTTCTCCTACTATATGATATTTATCAGGTCTATCAGAGTTTGGATACATTACTGGAGGTAAGTGATCCAATATGTAGACTAACGCATCTGCTTGATTTCTAGCGTGGAGATAATATCTAGAACCTATATTTTCTGGGGTTCCATGTATTGTCATAGGAATATCTTTTTCTAGGCAATACATAATTTTAGGAACAAATTTCTCAGGATCTTGACGTTCACCAATTATATTCATTGTGTTTGTAATGATTACTGGAACTCCAAAGGTACGCCAGTATGATATGCACGCTGCTTCTTGCGCTGCTTTTGATGCCGAGTAAGGATTGGAGGGCAGTATAGTATCCCACTCTTTGTGAGCATAGCCTTTTGGAGCTGGTCCATAAACTTCGTCTGTAGATACCTGCAAAAATACTTCTGGTTGAATCTTTCTAGCAAGCTCTAGCATATTGACTATAAGTGATGTGTTGTTAATTATAAATGGGGCCGGATCTGTTATAGATCTATCAACATGAGAATCAGACGCCATAGAAATTATGTAATCAACATAACCTATTTCTTTTATCATTACGTCAGAAAAAGGAACGGTGAGATCATGCGTAACTAACTTAACACGATTCTTTTGTTCGTCCCAACATTCTATAGAAGTAATTCTATCTGTTACCCCACGATGCTTAAAAGAGTCAGTTATAACAACTTCCCAATCGGTGAGCTTTAAAATATGCTCGAGTGTATGATGGCCTACAAAGCCACCTGCTCCTGTCAATAATACTTTCTTCATTTTTATCTTTCTTTATTACAGTCAAATAATAAACAACTATCGTTTACCGATTGACACTGGAGCGGGTAGGGAGAATCGAACTCCCACGAGCAGGTCGGAAGCATGCCAGTCTACCATTAACTTATACCCGCGTGATTGTAGACACTATATTACTACACTTGGATCACTTTCGTATGCCCAAATTCGAGAAAATATTCTTTCGCCTAAATAAAAACCACCCTTAACAGCATGAGCCATAACAAATAAGTCAACAATCACAACATCATTTTTTTCCCACATAATCCAATTAGAATATTTACTATCTTCAGACATTGCGAGTTTTATTATAGATTGAATTTCATTTATCTTATTTTGGTCAATATTATTAGAAAAAGTATACTCATCTTCGTAAAGTGGTATTCTTAATACTTTTTTATTTGTATACGGATGATGTTTTACAACCATTAGTTTTTCTGATTCAACGTTATCATTATTAGTTATTAACTGTCCTAAATCATTAGTACTAAAGCTAAGTTGAATTTTAGAATTATCTAAAAAATTTTTTAGATCAATAGATAAATCAGAGTACAAATTCTCCATATTTATAAAACCTGTTTTGCCATATTCCTTTGGACATGTAATCTTAATCATGTTCCATAGCGCAGCTACTTGAGGACTATCTTTATGCAAGTTTTCTAAATGCCACTCAATAAAAATTTCATTATCTAAAATATGTCTATTGTGTCTTTGAAATGTATTTTTATGATCTTCATTAATTGAAGATGAGTACGGTAAAGTTGGATTAGATCCAGAATTACCATTAGGCTTAAAGCCAATCTTGTCTCCCAACAAGCACATTAAATTCCATTCTTGGAATTTATCTAGTTCTAGATTATTAAAAAAAAGAACACCATCTAATAAAAATCTTTCAACAAAATAATCAATATTATCTATAATATCTTTATATTTTTGATTATATATTTTTTTTATCATACAACTTTTCTATTAGAGGAGATTCCCAAACGCTCATATTTTTATATGTTTTTTCTATCTTCAATGGATCTGGATGAAAGTGTAAAGTATTATCTTCTTTCAAGAGAGTTTTAGCAACCTCTGGCCACTCTTCCTTGCCGTATTGATTTTCTCCATCTGTCCATTGCGAAGTAATATGCCATGGATGTTTAATGTATGATCTTGTAAAGAATTTTTCTCCATTTTCAACCTGACCAACTGCATGAAAGTATGGATGAGTTCCTGGATACAATGGGGAACCAGAAGGAAATACAACTATATCGCCAGCCTTTGGTTTATATTTAATTATTTCTCCATCTACAAAAAATCTTAATTCTCCACCATCATAGTCGTCATTTATATATGTTGTGCAAGTTATAAAAAACTTATCATGAGGCCAATACCATTCTCCTATGGCATAATCTGTATGGTAATTCATATTTAATACCCTATCTGATCCATCCTCCATACCGCCCTCATGAATTCCTACCATTATTCCAGGAATATATTTTGCGTAATTTGGTGTGGTTATGAAAGATCCTTCAGGTAATTTAATATTATTATAACCAACGTAATGAGAAATGGCAGAATTATTAGCTTCATTAATTCTCTGACAAAGATACTGTTCATTTCCATACATTACATTTGTTTTATCAGCTTCATCACCATTTCTTTTTTCATCAGCATACGTTCCAAAAACAAACCATGGAGTCCAATCTCTAAGATAATATCTTCCTTTTGATTCTTTTTCTGAATTTTTAATTATTTCAGTCAACTTTACATGGTCTTCCAAAAGATTATGATATACAAAAATTAATGGATATATTTCTTCGTAGTCTAAATTTATACTTAACATTTATAATCCTTCTAATGTATAGAAATTTGTGTAAGAATACTTAATCCCAGATATAATAGGATTAGTCGAATGTACTTGAAGCGCATCAAAAAATACAACAGAACCCGGTTTTGGTTTTATTACTAAATTCTTAATGCTAGTATTTTTTTCATCGTGAAATAATAATTCCCCACCGTCATAGTCGTCATTAAAATAAAAAACAGAACTTATATGAACTGTATCTTTATTATTAATAATAACCCATTCATCTGTTGGCTCCCAGTCTTTATGTAGATTAATATACTGGTTTTGCTCGTACTTAACTATGCATCTTCCAGTAAAACTTTTTACCCTATATCCGTAAAAGTATTCTATATCGGCTGAAATTAATTTATCTATCTTCTCAATAATATTTGAGAACTTATAGTTATGATCTACAGAGTAAGAATGTAACGATGAGTAATTGTCTTCTTTTGCAGATGGATTTAAACTAAATGTTAAATCCTTAAAACTACTACATAGTAAATCTATATCATTATTTGATATTAAGTTTTCTTTTATTATTGTTTCGTACATAATAATCTATAGTGTGTGCCATCTTAAAAATTTTCTAAAGTGATCACTTGATACAACTGTTGGATCTACCCAGAAA